TGCTGGATGTGTGGGCTGCCGCGATACCGTCAATGGAGGACGGCGACTTCGTGACAGGGCAGTCGATAGTCTTTGGCACCGGCGGCAAGATGTCGAGCAAGAAGGGCGAGTTCTCCAAGATGTTCTACAACCCGATGTTCTACAACATAATGCCGTTCGAGAACATCTGGGATGACGGGCAGAGGGGCAACTGGTGCGGCTTCTTCTTCCCTGCGCACTGGAACTACGTGGGCATGATGGACGACAATGGCAACAGCGACTTCGACGGCGCCATGCAGAGGATCATAGAGACGCGAAGGAAGAAGATAGAGAGCGCCGTGAACGCGGAGGAGTACCAGAAGTATGTGATAGAGTACCCCATCTGCCCGCAGGAGAGCTTTATGAGCGAGGAGAGCAAGGTGTTCAACATACCGAAGCTGCACGAGCAGCTGAGGAGGGTCGTAACGGAGGGCCTCCAGCAGAAGAAGGGGATATGTGTGAATCTCAGATATGCCAACGAGGGCAAGTCCGTGAAGGCGATGCCCATACTGAACGGAGAGGCGAACCCCATAACGGAGTATGACATCTCCAATAGGAGTGATTTGACAGGGTGCCCGATAATATACGAGTATCCGATAGAGGACCCGCCAAAGGGTCTCTACAGGATAGGCTATGACCCATACAGGCAGGATGACAGCACGGCGAGGGACAAGTCGCTTGCCGCGATAATCGTGTACAAGGGCAGCATGGCAGAGGACAGGACAAGGAACATCGTGGTCGCCGAGTATGTAGGCAGGCCGGAGACATGCGACGAGTGTGACGAGATGGCGCTGAAGCTCGCCATCCTCTACAACGCGGAGGTCATGTACGAGAACGATGTGCGGCACACGGAGACATATTTCACGAGGAGGCACAAGCTGCAGTACCTTGCCCTCCAGCCGATAAACACCGTGAGCAGCGTGGTGAAGAACCCCAACAAGAGCAGGAAATACGGATGCTCGCTCGGCAGCAAGCAGATGAAAGACGCCGGGGAGAAGTACCTGAAGAAGTGGCTCACGGACGTGATAGGGTATGATGAGGAGGGGAACGACGTGACCACGGTCGACAGGATATACAGCGTCGGCCTTCTGCAGGAGCTGATAAGGTACTACAGGGACGGGAACTTCGACAGGGTGTGCGCGATGTTCCAGATAATGTTCCAGCTGCAGGACGAGGAGCTGGGCAAGGAGTACAGCCGCAAAGAGGTGACAAAGAAGACGATGAGCATGGAGCTCGCCAACCTCAGCCTGTTCAGGCGGGGGAGTTCATTCTAACATAAAAACAGCAGAGATATGAAAACTGAATACAAGATCGGAGACAGGCTTACCGAAAGGCAGAAAAGATACGATGACAACAAATGGTTCAAGGACTGGGTGGACTTCTGTTCGGGCAGGACAGGCAACGACGACACTGACTTCCCGCTTGAGATGTCGCGCAGGCACAGGGACATAGACATAAACTACGACCTGTATGACGGCAAGATAGACAAGGAGGACTTCAAGTACCTCTACAACCCGTATGGCGTTGATGACGAGCAGCCGGTGAACTTCACGCACAAGGACATCGTGAGCAAGCGTGTGAAGACCATAGAGGGCCTTGAGATGGCGCGCCCTTTCGGCTACCGCGTGACAGCCATCAACGAGGAGGCCACCACGAGGGCTGAACAGGAGGAGACGGAAAGGAACCGTGAATACGTAAACACCCAGATAATGAACAAGATACACGCTGTCGCCGAGGAGAATGCGAGACAGAGGATTGAGCAGCTGCAGATGAGGATGCAGCAGGCGCAGGCAAGCGGTGCATCGCCGGAGGAGCTGCAGGGGATGCAGCAGGAGATGCAGCAGGCGCAGGCGCAGATGCAGCAGGAGATGGAGCAGCAGGTGGAAGCGATGACACCCGAGGAGGTGAAGAAGTACATGAGGCGCGAGAGGCAGGACCCCGCGGTCGTGCTTGCCACGCACATACTGAACTATGTGAAGGAGAAGCAGAACGTGGACAGGAAGTTCAAGGAGGCATGGAGGGACATGGCGATAGCGCCCTTCTGCTGCGTGTGGGTCGGCGAGATGAACAGGGAGCCTGTCATGGAGGTCGTGGACCCACGCAGGTTCGCCTTCAGGCCGAGCAACAGTTCGATATACATAGAGGACGGGCAGTGGGCGTGCTACGAGAGGTACATGACCGCCAGCGAGGTGGCGGCTGAGTACGGTGACGAGCTGACTGACGAGCAGTTCGAGAGCGTGTCATACGGAAACGAGGTCGACAACCCTGGTGTCGTGTGGGTTAGCATAAACGGCGACACACCGTCTAACGGGAGGAACACGAAGGGCATAAGGGTTACGCACGCGGAATGGAAGGACGTGAAGAAAATACGATTCCTGAAATACATTGACGAGAACGGGCAGGAGCAGGAGACGATAGTCACACCGGAATACAGGCTTGACAAGCAGAACGGGGACATATCGTATGAGGACAGGTGGATAGTGACGAAGTATGAGGGGACGAGGATAGGCAGCGACATCTATGTGAGGCTGAGGGAGGTGCCGAACCAGTGGCGCGACCTTGCGAACATAGGAGACAGGGACAGGTGCAAGCTGTCCTACAAGGGTGTGAACATGAGGGTGAGCCTTGTTGACAGGATGAAGCCGTTCCAGATGCTCTACGACATCTTCATGTACAGGATAGAGATGCTTGCGGCGGCGGACAAGGGCAAGAGCATCGTGCTTGACAACAGCGTCAAGCCTGCCGACTTTTCCATGCAGGAGTTCCTGTACTACCTTGACACGCTGAAGATAGCGTTCGTGGAGAAGAACACGCAGGAGGGTGACAGGGCTGTGCCGTTCAACGTGGGCGAGGTCGTGAAGGAGATAGACAGGAGCATGAGCAGCGACATACAGAAGTACCAGCAGCTGCTCGAATGGATAGACATGAAGTGCGGTGAGAGCGTTGGCATGATGCCGCAGCTTCTCGGGCAGATACAGCAGAACGAGGCCGTGAACAACGCGCAGGGCGCGGTGAACAACTCGGTGAACACATTGGAGCATTACTTCTATTATTTCAACGAGTTCAAGCGCAACGTGCTTCTCGGTCTCATAGAGTGCGCGAAGTCGGTGTTCATGAAATACCAGCCGAAGGTGCTGACATACGTTCTTGACGACATGGACATGGAGATGGTGAGGCCTGACTACGACCTGCTTGACGAGAGCACGTACGGCATAACGCTCACCAACAACACGCAGTACAACAGCATCCTTGAGATGGTCAAGGGCCTGTGCCAGCCGGCGATGCAGAACCAGGCGATAGACCTCAGCGATGTCATCAAGGTGATGAAGGCCGACAACCTCACTGATGCGCAGGAGCTTCTTGAGGTCAGCGAGGACAGGAAGCGCAGGCAGCTGCAGGAGCAGCAGGAGCAGCAGAACCAGGCGGCGCAGCAGCTTGAGCAGATGAAGCAGGAGTATGAGATCAGGCTGAAGGAGATGGATGCGCAGGCGAAGATAGAGCAGATAAGGCTCAAGGGCGAGTATGACCTCAAGATTGCCGACATGAACCTGCAGAGGCAGGCACTGCTCGCTCTGGGATTTGACACTGACAAGGACAGGAACGACAACAGGGTGCCTGATGTGATAGACCAGCTTAAGATAATGCTCGACCAGCGCAAGGCAGACCAGAAGGACAGGGAGCTGAATTTGAAGGAAAGGCAGCAGGAATCCTCCGAAAACGATATGGCGCACAAGAGGAAGATGGATGAAAAGAAGCTTGAAATAGATCGTAAGAAGGTACAAAATGCCAAAAAATAGTCATATTAACGCAGTTTTTTTTATAACTGTGTACTTAAGTTTTAATAATTAAATAATTTTGCAGTATGGAAAACAACGAAAACATGCAGGAAGAGATGCAGGAGAGCATCGACATGATGCGGAACTTCAATGTGGAGCCCCCGAAGGATAGCGGTATCGACCCCATGCCTGCCGAAGAGGGGAATGATGACAAGCCGAAGCCTAAGGCGGAGGAGCCATCCATCGCGCCCATTGAGACTGAGCACCAGCCTGAGAAGACGCCTGCCGGCAACGACAGGTATTACAACGAGGTGTACGACAGCTGGAGGGAGCTCGGTTTCCTCCATGACGCGCCTGAGCTTGAGAAGGACAGGGTTCTGACGAATGACGACCTCATCTCAATCATCGAGGAGAACAACAGGAACACGGCCAAGAAGATGTTCGAGGACGAATTCATGTCGAAGTTCGACGACAAGGACGCCAAGGAATACCTCAACTATGTGCTCAACGGAGGCAGCTCCGCTGACTTCTTCAAGCAGAGGATGGAGAGCCCCGCCGTGGGCCTTGACGGAGACATCACGAACAGCAGCGTGCAGGACAACGTGATAGCCACGTACCTGTCCAAATTCGCAGGGCTTGAGCAGGGTGAGATCGCCGAGCAGATACAGATGCTCACCGACGCAGGCAAGAAGGAGAAGTACGCGAGGATGTACCTTGACAAGATACACCAGTATGACGAGGCGCAGCGTGAGAGCATGAAGCGCGAGAGCGAGATGCGCGAGAAGCAGGAGCGTGAGAACTACCAGCGTGTCGTGCAGAGCTATGATGCAGAGCTGAAGAACACCGAGAGCATCTTCGGTGTGAGGTGTGACGACAGGAAGCGCTCAAGGCTGATGGACATGATGTTCAAGCC